ATGTACGTAATGAACAAATAAGCTACTAAGGGTAGCGTGTCTTTTGAGGGCTTTCGGGCCCTCTTTTTTTGCCTATTTTTTAAGCAAATACCCCTATACCCCTTTTTACCCCATGTCAACATATTTATTTAACTTTTTATTAAATATTTATGGTCCTAAGTATTGCTATGTTTAATCGTTTAACTTAATATTACATCACTGCAACACATTATTAATCTTAAACAAAGGAACTATATGAATACATTAGTAGACATCAAAGCAACACAAGTTGACACTTTAGGCCTACTCCTAGCTCAGATAGCAGAGTTAGAAGCTAAAGCCAACCTCATCAAACAAGACTTAAAAGCCCAGGGCCAAGGTGCTTACAGCGGCTCAATGTTTAAAGCTACAGTGATCGTATCAAACCGCTCAAACGTAGACTTCAAACAAGTATTTGCAGAATGCTCAGTACCAGCTGAGGTTATTGCCCGCAATACTAAAGCTCAAGAAGTCGTAACCGTTAAATTAACTTCAAGATAAGGGGATCATCATGACAACATTAAAACCACAATTAATGGCAATTTTGAACAAGCTTCCATCACGTGTGCACGCAATGGTATTTGTTGACGCTTTAAAAGACGCGCAGCACAAAATCCAGGAAGAAGGCGTTCAAAATCCAACTTTAAACGAAGTAATGTCAGAAGTTGTTGGCGTGTTAGAGGGCTGGATTGAATCAATCAACTACAGCTTGGCTGATCCAACTGACAACCACAAAAAAACTAAATTTGCTGACGCGGTTGGTGAAACTTGCAACATTTTTAAATCACTTGGTTATAACTTCTAAGGAGCCAATAATGAAAATAGCATTCACAAGATCAGTACTAATCAAAGGCATGAATAAGAAGTTCCCTGGCGTATGGACCAGGGAAAGTGAGTTCTTTAATGGGTCCAAGGGAGCTATATGGACAGGCGAGGGCTCATCAATGCCTAACGAAGACGAAGCATTCAACCACTATCGCAGCGACTTTGAGATGGGTGTCCATCCTGAGTTATATGCCTACCTCAATGACCGTGGTTGGCACTGTGAGTGGCATGATGGCGGTACAATTTTAATTTATAAAAACTAAGGAGACGACCATGCAGCTTTACTACGCACTTACTCATAATTACATATTTGATTTAGGCTTGCATCCATCATTGGAGCGTGCCGATTATCATGCCGTTGATAAGTTCAATGCGCACCAATCACCAAGCGGATACATCGTAATCAATCACAAAGAGCTTGAATATCTTAAGAATACACTTGAAAAACGTGGCGTTGGCATTTACTAAGGAGAAAATTATGGACATCAAAGATTTAGAAGCTATTACAAGATATATTGAAAACCGTCAAAAATATGGCTACTCAGATGAAGAGTTGTTTGAGATGCAAGCATCATTCGGCCCTGACGAAGAAGTGGTTGACATCTTTACTGGCGAAACTATTGACCTCGGGAGAACAAAATGATTGAGACTAACGACTTAAAGAAAGGCACACCTATCACATTAAAGAATGGATGGGCTGCAATCATCATGGATAATAAAAAAGGTGACACACGCATGGCCGAAGTTGACGGTTACTTTAAAGAGATTGGATCAATCTATGCACGTGACATTGATACAGCATTTGTTGATGGTCAATGGCAGCCAGTAGTGCGCCGCATATCTAAAAACCAAAAGATGATCCAGGCGTTAAAAGAGATGGACAAATTTCAACTCATTGTGATTGGAGATTAATCATGCTATTCGATATTGATTTAAAAAAATTAAAACAATTACAAGATTTAGTTATTGAATTAGAAAATGACTATCAACGCATGTCACGCAGCGGTCAAGAAATTTATGATGAGCTGTCTGCAGCGCTTGGTCTTGATCCAGTTGAGAAACCTAATCATCTCTACTGTTCACTTGACTAAATTGATTGTTCTGCTACATTAATATCATGAGTCAATTCAGGTACGTAACATTTATTGACGGCGAAAAGATGAGGGCTTTCCATTCGCGTGACGAGTTAGATTACTGGTTGCGCGATAAGCCCGAAGCCACTTTTGTTAGATATAAAGTTAAACGAACGCCCAAAGAAAAACTAGACCTATCGCAATTCGAACTCGCACCATTCTAAAATCCGCCCGAAACAAACTAAATAATTTGTAAGCATTAATACGTTGACACTTCACATCTGTCCGTTTACATTCTATGTATTATATATATGGACTGTAATATGTCTGATAAAGATAAATCAATCAAAACAGCTAAGGTAGTAACCTCTTACGTAGGTACTAATGCCTCAGTATCTGCTCACATGTCTGATAAGTTAGAGACAACTCCAATAGATGCAAACATTACTACGCCAATCACTGATCAATCAAAAGATTCAGTGGTAGCTAACAAAGGTGGTAGACCTACCAAATATAATCTTGGGATTGCTCTGACTATCTGTGATCGTATTGCGGATGGTGAGAGTCTAGTGCAGATTACACGCGATCCATCTATGCCGAAGAAGACTGCGGTGTACGAGTGGTTGCTACGGCACGCAGAGTTTGCGGAGTTGTACGCGCGCGCGAGGGAAGACCAAGCTGACTCACTGGCTGACGAGATCCAGGCCATCGCTGACGAGCTGCCTATGGAGATCACTGACGACAAAGGTGTGACACGCTTTGACTCAGCCTATGTGACCTGGCAAAAGAATAGAGTGGACGCACGCAAGTGGATCGCATCTAAGCTCAAGCCTAAGAAGTACAGCGACCGTCTCACGCACCAAGGCGACAAAGATTCAGACGCTATACAAGTCGACGTCAATATCTTTGATGAGATGATTAAGAACTTAGAGTTAAAGCGCCAAGTTAAATGAGTGACCTTATTAATGCTATGTGGATTCTAGGTGGCCTAGTTATGGCTGGCTTCATATACTTCATCATAGCGGATCACTTCAATGACAGACACGATTGATCTATTAAAGGATAAAGAGGTACAGGCACGCTTCAAGGCACTACCTATCAATCAACAGTTAGGGTATGCCTGGCGTACTAAGTGGTTAACATCGGCGCATGATCACCAAATACTTCCGCCTGGTGACTGGGCTATATGGTTACTACTCGGCGGCCGCGGCGCTGGTAAGACACGCACTGCTGCAGAACAGATAGGCTGGTGGGCATGGACGCAACCTAACACACGATGGTTAGTATCCGCGCCGACAGCAATGGACGTACGTGGTACATGTATTGAAGGTGAGTCAGGCCTGCTTAATGTAGTGCCGCCACAATTCATTGCAGACTATAACAAGAGCTTGCTCGAGATAAAGCTGATCAATGGCAGCCTGATCAAAGGTATATCAGCGTCAGAACCTGATCGCTTCCGCGGTGGACAATACCACGGCGCATGGCTCGATGAGTTAGCAGCATGGGATTACTTGCAAGACGCCTGGGACATGATTCAATTCTCAGTGCGGTTAGGTAAAGAGACAAGGATCATTGCATCAACGACACCACGTCCTAAAGACTTGATCGTTGATCTAGTAGGTAGAGCTGACGATGGCTCAGGTGAAGTGGTGATGACTACGGCGTCAACGTACGCCAACATAGACAACCTAGCACCTAGCTTCCAGCAGCAGATCCTTCAGTATGAGGGAACTAAGTTAGGCCGCCAGGAGATCTATGCGGAACTCATAGACCCTGAAGAGGGCGGCATCGTTAAGCGTGACATGTTTAAGCTTTGGCCCGCGACGAAACCGTTTCCAAAGTTCGAGTACATCATACAGTCATATGATTGTGCTTACACTGAGAAGACGATCAACGACCCGACAGCTTGCTTAGTGTTCGGATTGTTTAAGCCAACCGACAGACCGATGTCAGTCATGGTGATAGACGCATGGCAAGAACGCATGCAGTACCCTGACCTAAGAAGAAAGGTGCGAGATGAATACGAAGTTAGTTATGGTGCAGATAGCGAGCTTGACACAGGAGAGTTTGTCAAAGGTAAGCGAGTTGATCTCATCCTTGTCGAAGATAAAGCGTCTGGGATCAGTCTCATACAAGATATGCAACGGGCGCATCTACCAGTGCGAGCTTACAATCCAGGTAGAGCAGACAAAGTACAGCGACTTTCCATTGTTGCAAACATTATCTCTCATGGACGCGTGTGGATTCCAGAGTCAACAGTACGACGTGGATATGTACGTGATTGGGCCGAGGGCTTTGTCTCGCAGATATGTTCGTTCCCTGAAGCTACACATGATGACTATGTGGATGCATGTACACAGGCTCTTAGGTACTTAAGAGACGCAGGGTTCTTGAACATAGACCCAGCACCTTATGACGCAACTGAAGATTATGTAGACGCAGGAAGAACGCAACGTGTTAACCCTTACGCAGCATAGGAACATATGGCTAGTTTAGAAAGTATACTAAAGGTAGGCAAGGTCATCGAGGAGGTGGCTAAAGAAGCTCGCCCATTAGAGGAAGCGATCAAGGCTAAGAACGCAGCCCGAGCAGAGATCAAGGTTGCGCCACGTAAAGAACCTGAGCCTAAACTAGAACGTGCTAAGCCATACACTGACGAAGAGCTCAAAGCATTCGCCGAACGCATGGCGCCACAAGTCAACAACGAATTCTATAGACCCAATCCAAAGGTATCACAAAACCCAGTAGGCATGTCTCACAAACGCTGGAAGGAAGAGCAAGAGCTCAAACATACTATTGTCCCAACGCGTGACGTACCAGCACCAATCCCATACGACCCAGCTAAATGGGAAGGCCATGTCTTATCATCTATCGTAGGCGATCCTACCATTGGCGACAAAGCAATCGTAGACATCAACGGCCGCAAGCTAATAAGTCCATCCAAACAAGAAGCAGGATCATTGTACGGATTAGGCGAGCCGACTGACGCCTGGGCATCAACAGAAACTGCAGCCAAATCAATTCAAGGCCGCATGATAGATACATCAAACAGATACAATGCGCCAGTGCTTGGCGTGTATACAAAGATGGGCCCTGACTCATACCCATTCGCTAACCATGTTGAAGACGTAATACTAAAGAACATTGTAAGCAACATAGACAACATGACCGATAAACAAATCAATACGTTTAATAAGTTAATACGCAACCACACGCCTGAATTTGCAGGCATTGAAAATCCCGAGATAGTCTTAGAACAATTTAAAATTGATTCAAATTTGCGTAAGAAGTTTTTTGATGTAGCTACTAAACAAGGCAACGTAAAGTCATTAGGTATACCAAACGGTCTTGACGCTGTACATGCAGCACTTGAGCCTGACCTTCGATACTTAGAGACAGGCGCGACAGGCCATTCAGTTATACAGATGGACCCAAGCAAAACAATATTGCTTCCCGCGACCCACTCAACGTATACACATCGCATTCCAAGGATAGAGGGCTCAGAGATCATGCAAGCTCCACTGCCTACTCCATATCAATTGCAATACCCTGATCAACTATTAGCTATTAGCAAGAACCCTAAACAAGCACCACAACCATTCGGTACTATATCTATGGGCGGCGCATCACAGATCAATGACGCACAACATGTAGATCAAATCAGCAAGTACTTAGATTACCTCAAGAAACTTACAGGCAAAGCTAAAGGCGGCCTTGCTATGGCTGGTGGTGGCAAAGTAGGAAAGCTAGTTGATTTAGCAAAGGCTATTAAAACAGAATACGAATTGGCGCATGAAGTAGCACAAAAAAACGCAGTAGAAATGCTTGGCCTTCATCCTGAAAACACAGCTAAAGATAGAGCAAGAGCTATGGGCTTTGATGTAAACAATCCTGTATACCACGGGACAACTTCAGATATTAAGGAAATTAACCCAAGTAAATTTGGCACTTCAACTGATGCATATTCAGGTGAGCTGGGCTTTTGGTCAACCGATGATCCACTGACAGCAAAAAGCTATGCTGATTATGCTGCATATTACAAGCCAACAAATAAAAACCCAAGGCTCATGCACATACCAGGCCACAAGGTAAAAGCAAAACACCCAAATAGAAGACAAAACATTATTCCAATGTATGTCAATAAAAATGACATGGTGTCAGTAGATCAAAAAGGTTTGTCATGGGATCAATTAATGGATGACACTGAACTTGAAAACAAATTTAGTGAAGTACTTGATGACGTAAAATATGGCAAAGGAAAAGTTGGAGAAATTAAAAACTTTCAAGATACGGCTGCAGGTATACCAGGTAAACCAGCAACACATTACGTATCCCCTCATCCATCATCATATAGATCAGTACACGCAGCTTTTGATCCTGCAGAAGCAGAAAGCGGTGACTTACTTAAAGCTAAAGGCGGCGAAGTCGACCTAGAAGAAGAATACAAGAAGGCCAACATACTTGAGAAGAAACCTGAGCAAGGCGGCGCCAAGATTATGGATCGTCCTAATCCTTACGGACTCAGAGCATTCGAGACAGACACAGGTTACGGCGGCGAGATGATGCCTAAGACTGCGGGCTGGGCAGGAGAGATCCCATCACTTGCTAAAGAAGGCCAAGTATTGACAGAGGTTTCATTAGGCGGCGAAAAGGGTGAGCCATTCTATCCAATGGTATTCGAAGGCATTACACCTGAGCAGATAGAGATTGTACAAGACTATGAAGCAGGCTTACGTGAAGACGATGACCCTGCAGTGATTGCCGTAAAGAGCTTAGCTAAACACAAAGCACTCACAAAAATGCATATGCACCAATCACCATTCAAAGATGTGAAGATGGCAGCAGGTGGCAAAGTTGGCGCACTAGAAAAAATTATCAAGACAGTATCAGAGATATCTAAAGAAGCTAAGCTTCCAGCACCTGAGAACGCAGCACGTACACAAATTGCAGGCACAAAGCCAACATACGATAAAGCACGCGAGCTACTTAAGCTCCAGGGCGTTGATAAGAACATCATCGACTACGGCGCAGGTAAAGGTGTAGGCTCATACGGATGGGCTGATACATATGAACCCTATGCTAAAGGTTGGTATCCAACTTATACAAAAGCTGAAGACATTCCGTCAGATAAATACACAGGGCTACTTAACTTAAACGTACTCAACGTACTCCCTCCTGAGTTACGTGCAGAAGCTATTGAGAATATGGGCCGCATCCTAGAAAAAGGTGGACGAGGTTTAGTAACGACTCGCGGTAAAGATGTCATGAGTGGATTAGCAGGCGGCCGTCCAGGGCCTGAGCCTATGTCAGTAATTACATCATGGGACACATACCAAAAAGGATTCACAGGCCAAGAGCTTGAAGACGAACTTAAACGCATATTAGGTACAGGCTTTGACGTAAACAAACTTAACTTAGGACCTGCAGGCGCTAAGATACAGAAGAAGGCAGAAGGCGGCATCATGGAGCCAGCCACAAATCAATTAGCTAAAACATTCGAAGGCTATTCTAAATCAGCAGAGTTTGCCAAAGAACTTGCTAAGAAGTATTACGAAGGCGTCAAAGGCGACGTAAGCAATATTGACATGAATGCTATCAGAGACATCCCTGGTAACGTCGGTGCATTCTTTGCGGGCCTTCCTGCAGACACAGCCAAGACATTATTTCCATACGGCACAGGCGTCTATGCTAAAGGCATTGAGAATGTAGAGCCTGCGTTTGGATCACAACGAATCAAAGAAGGACTTAAAGAGTCAGGCATTACTACTGGCAAAGAGTATCCATATCTTGAAGGCACAATTGAAATGTTTCCTGGCACTACAATCAAAGCTGTCAAGAGTATACCTGCGGTAGGTAAAGCTTTAGTCAAAGAAGCTGGTAGACAAATAGAAACAGGCACAGGATTGATTGGCCGTAACGTCATCAACCCACGCATGAACGTCATTAAAGACCCAGGTGGCATGTTTGTCGGTGGCGAGAAAGC